TAAAGGATGTGTCTCGTTACACTAACATTCAGATGGCAAGAAAGATTTCATTGAACTCTGCTTATGGTGCGATTGGTAATGAGTGGTTTCGTTATTATGACTTGAGAATTGCAGAAGGTATTACAACTTCTGGCCAGTTATCCATTCGCTGGATTGAACAGGCGCTAAATGGATACTTGAATAAACTGCTAAATAGTAAGGATAAAGATTATGTTATTGCATCAGATACGGATTCAGTATACATTAGGTTTGACGAACTTATTGATAAAGTGCTTAAAAAGAGAACAGATGAGTCGGAGGATAGTTATCGCAGCCGGGCCGTGGACTTCCTTGATAGAATTGCTCAAGAGAAAATTGAACCTTTTATTGATGAGAGTTATCAAGATCTTGCTGAGTATGTAAACGCATACGATCAGAAGATGCAGATGAAACGTGAGGTGATTGCTGACAAGGGTATCTGGACTGCAAAGAAAAGATACATTCTTAATGCATGGGATGTTGAAGGTGTTCGTTATCAAGAACCACAACTCAAGATTATGGGAATTGAGGCTGTTAAATCATCTACGCCTGCACCTTGTCGTGAAAAGATTAAACAGGCACTAAAGGTTATCATGTCTGGAACAGAGAAAGATGTAAACAATTTTATTCAAGAGTTTCGTGATGAGTTTATGAACTTGCCACCAGAAGAAATTGCTTTCCCTCGTTCAGTTAATGGTATTGACAAATGGAGTGATAGTTCTGGTATTTTTAAGAAGGGCGCTCCTCAACACATTAAAGGCGTAATTCTTTACAACCACTTTCTAAGAAAACAAAAACTTACAGGAAAGTATCCACTGGTTCAAGAGGGCGAGAAGATTAAGTTTCTGAATATGAGAACACCAAATCATATGCAATCTGGTGTTATTTCTTTTATGACAAAATTACCAAAAGAACTTGACATTCACAAATATTTGGATTATGATACACAGTTTGAGAAGGCCTTTGTTGAGCCTCTGACTTTTATATGCAACCAAATTGGTTGGAAGATTGACCGTTCTTATGGAACACAAACCACACTTGAGGATTTTTTCTCTTGACATATTAGTAATTTAATGTTACTATATAAAGATAGTATATTGGGTATGAAGATATACTAACAATATTGCAAATAAGGAGTATAACCATGCAATTACAATTCGATTTAAATAGAAGTCTAAAAGCAAACCCCCCGAAATATGGTAAAGGAATAAATTTCCTTGAAAGGAAAGTTGGAAAGCTTTCTGGACTTAGAGTTATGAACTCAAACGGTTCGTCACTACAACCACGAGAAAAGAATCTTGACGATGGTCAAAGAAACACTGAACACTCTTTTAGGGTGAATGGAGTTCTCTATGATAGGGAAGTCATGGTTACAGAACTTTGTCCAGATGGAATTGAAGAGTTGATTTCTGGATATGGTAGAAAGTATGCATTTGATTCTATGGGAGTTGATACATATTTTTGGGATGTAGTTGAATTTGAAAGTCCATATTGGAAAGCAGTATGGAAAAGAAAACTAAATGCGACTAAAGACCATATCGCACAAGGAACTCCCAATACAGAAGGAACTTATATCAAAGGATTGGTTGATCTGAAAAATACTAATTCCTTTGATCATACTAATGATGATGCAGTTAAAGAAGCATTGTTTGAAATGTCTGATGGACAATTGGACAATGATCAGATAGATAAACTTCTAAAAAAGTTCAGAAAATCTAATAGTAAGTATATCGGTATTAACGCTTATAATAAGGTAGACGCAAACGCAGCTGCTAGAGAACTTGGACTTCCAACTAGTGGTTATGTCAAAGACATTTCTAGTGATGCGTGGGATACTGTTGGTTGGGTTTATAAAACTGGTGATCTTAAAAAAGAAGTTATCTCTTGGGCAGAAAAGTTTGACCAGTATGATAAAAAAATCTCAATCACTGGATATATTGAACACACAGAATTGGACGAAGAAAAGATCAAAAAGGCACGAAAGTCTTTTTTAGAGAGCTTAGAAAAAACAATCACAAATGTTATTCACAAGTACTTAGATGAAAAGTACCATAACATGGTTTATTTTGAAGGCTTTCTCGCACAAATCACAACAGAAGACCCAGAACAGGGTGGACTTCCAAAAGAAAGAGGCCTTGTTGATGTGGATGGTAATATCATTTACGAAAAGAAATAATGATAAAAGATATATTATGTAAATCGGTTGAAAGTCAAATACCAGAACAAGAAGTTGCAGTGCTATTGAGTGGGGGTGTAGATTCTCTCTCAGTAGCATTTGCCGCATCTGATGTTGGAAAAACTGTTCACGCATACAGTTTTCATTTAGATACTCATGTTTCATATGACTTTCAGAAAGCCAAAGATGTTGCAGAACATTTTGGTTGGAACTTCACTGGTGTTTCTATTCCAACCAATAATCTCAAACAAGACTTTCATAGACTTGTAGAACTAGACTGTAGAAAGAAAACACATTTTGAATGTGTGTATCCATTTCTGTATGTCTATCCACAAATTAAACAGAAGTATGTTTTGTCTGGTTGGGCGGCAGATGGTTATTATGGAATCAGTAAGAAGGCAATTCTTAACTACAAACACACACAAGAACTATTTGATGAATTCAGAAATAATTACTTTAAACCAGATATGTCTGCTGGATATAAATGGCACAAGAAGGTATCAGATAAACATGGAAAAATATTTGTCACACCATACCTAACTCCAGAAGTAAAGGAATTCTTTTATAGTAAGAGTTGGGAACAACTAAACTTCCCACACCAAAAACATCATGTTAGAGCTGCCTTTGAACAATTTAATCACATAGGAAATGTCAAAAATCACTTGAATTTACAGATAGATTGTGGTATAGTATACTTGTTTGAATCACTAATAGATGATAAAGAAATAAATTTTAAAAATAGAACTAGAATTATGGATATTTGTAGAGATTGGTACTTGCTAAATAATACAAATACTTTGGAGAATTTTTTCACATGATATATAAACCATACAAATTAGAAGATGTTGTTAAAGCATCCAACCAAAACAAGTTTAATGTCATTTCTACCTTTGCTGGTGGGGGTGGTTCTTCTACAGGATATCGTCTTGCTGGTGGTAAGATTTTATGCGTCAATGAATTTGTAGAAGAGGCCCAGAACACATACAGAGAAAACTATCCAGACACACCAATCTTGCCAGGCGATATCAAACAGTTGTCTGGTAAAGACTTTTTGGATATTGCTGGACTTGAAGTGGGTGAACTAGATATTCTAGACGGTTCACCACCATGCTCTGCATTTTCTGTTGCTGGTAAACTATCACATGGGCGAGATGGTAAACATTCTGACGGATGGGGCCAGACTAAAAACTACTCAGATGGTAAGATGGTAGAAAACATTGAGGACTTATTCTTTGAGTTCCTACGAGTTGCTGACGATATTAAACCAAAAGTGATTATTGCAGAGAATGTGAAAGGACTTACAGTTGGAGAGGCAAAAGAATATTTCAATAAGATTCAAAATACTTTTGAGAATATTGGATATGATGTTGTTGCAAAGGTATTAGATAGTCGCTTCTTTGGTATCTCACAAACCAGAACAAGGGTTTTCTTTATTGGTGTTCGTAACGATATCACAGAGAAAGCTGGACTTAATTTTATGACTATTGGTAACGTCTTTCCACAAGAGTTGCCAGATGTTGTTCCTCTAAAAGATGCTCTAATTGGATTAGAATATGATGAAGAAGAGGTAAAATATCTAACAGAGAAGTTTACTAAAACTGCATATTGGAAACAAACTGGAAGTGTTATGCCTGTCGATCCAGACAAGGTTCTGACAGGTGGTGATTATCATCCTAAAGGTCATCACTTCAATCTCAAACGTGTATCCCAATATGCTCCAGCTCCAACACTAACTGCAATGGGTAGTAATGATACAACTGCTGGTGCTTTTCATTGGAGTGAACCTAGAAAATTAACACTTGGCGAATTAAAACGTATTCAATCGTTACCAGACGATTTCAAACTAACTGGTAAGTGGAATCAGAAATCAGAAAGAATTGGAAGAATGGTGCCTCCTCTGATGATGAAGGCTATTGCTGAATCTGTATATGATAAAATATTGAAGGAGATTATATAATGGCAGACTTTACTTTTGCACATAGAGAGGAAGGTTTCGATGAACACATTGAACATTCTATTCGTGGTTACAGTCATTTGCTTGGTGATGTTGTAAACTATTCACGTTACTTTATAGAGGATGATACTAATGTTGTAGATATTGGTTGTTCAACTGGTAAACTCACTCAGGCGCTTTTAGAAGAGAACCAAGACCATTGTTGTGATGCAAATTATGTTGGTGTAGAGATTGCAGAAGGTTTCTTTAAAGATTTGGATAAAAGATATCAAGAAATTACTTCTATGAATCCATGGGCCTCTGTTAATTTTGTAAAGGATGATATTCGTAACTACAGTTTTGAAAACTGTTCTCTTGTCACATCTATCTTTACTTTACAGTTTATGCCACCAAGACATAGAAGAGATATTCTTCATAAAATATATGATGGACTTAATTATGGTGGGGCATTTATCTTTGCAGAAAAAACAGTTTGTGAAGATCCTAGACTACAGGATATGATGACTTTTAATTATTATGATTACAAAAGACAAACCTTTTCAACTGAAGATATTATGGACAAGGAAAGAACTTTGCGCCATATGATGAAACCTAATACTTGGAAAGAACTTCTAAGTAATATTTCTCTTGCTGGTTTTGGATTTGATAAAATACAACCATTTTGGAGAAACCACACATTCGTAGGAGCGATTGCAATAAAATGAAAGAAAACACAATTATTACGCTTGTAATGAACAATGGGGCTGAAATTATTGGAAAATATATTTCTGATGATTTTAATAGTATCACAATTTATAAGCCAAGAATGGTACAAGCATCTCAACAAGGGGTGGGTCTTGTGAACGGAATAACCATGACAGGAATTGAACCGAATGGAGATTTCCAGTTTCCTAAATCTTCAGTAATGTTTATGATTGAAACAGTTGAAGAACTTGCTGCTGGTTGGACACAACAAACGAGTGGTATTGCAGTTCCAACAAAGAGTGGACTGATAAAGTAATGGACAATTTTATTCAAGTGTATGACGATGTGATTGATGTTGACTTGTGTAAACAACTCATTGCCATGTTTGAAGAATGTGAACATCAACATGAGAATATTTCGTTGCAAGGCCATCGTTCATTTACTCAGATTACTCTTCAGAATCACAGTGATTGGAAGCCATTTTCTGAAGCATTACAACCAGTATTCTTTCAGTATGTATCTAAATACTGTAAAGATGCAAACGTAACAGATACTATGTTTCCAGAAAAATTCGCTTTCGAGCAATTTAGATTAAAACGATACTTACCAAATGACTTTGACCAATTTAAGGATCATGTTGATGTTGGTAATTACAATTCTGCTCGTAGGTTCTTGGTATTCTTTTTATACCTTGATGACAATGAAGCAGGACATACTACATTCCCACAGTGGGATATTGCAGTACAACCAAAGGCTGGTAGAATGTTGATGTTTCCCCCAATGTGGACACATCTTCATGCTGGAACTAAACCAGTAGAGAAACCTAAGTATATCATAGGAAGTTATTTACATTATGTCTGATATTCGTGACAAATATACATTCGTAGAAAACAAAGATAAGAAGTGGCAGTGTATTGGACTTACTGCTGAAGCTGGTAAGTATCAAGGCCTCGTCTACCAATATGGAGAAGTCAGAGTAATTGAGAATGAAGAAAAGACATCTGCCTCTTTACAATTCGACTTTGATGTGGTAGACTCTAATGGACTACCAGAAGAAATGCTAGATGATGATCTCTATGAATTAATGGGAGACATTCTAGCAGATATAATTGAACAACAGATAGCAGGGGATGCACTACAATATGTCAACACAGACGATTGAACGAACCACACTTAGTAACTTAGTATATAATGAACCTTATGCAAGAAAGGTATTGCCTTTTATAAAACCAGAATATTTCGGCAATCGTCACGAAAGAGTTGTATTTGAAGAAATCAACAAGTTCATGGAGAAGTATGGTAATCAACCTACCAAAGAAGCTCTCTCTATAGAACTTGATAACAGGAAGGACTTGACTGACGAAGAGTTCAAGTCAGTTCTAACTATTGTCGAAACACTATCTGATGCACAGGTTGATATGCAGTGGTTGGTGGATACGACAGAAAAGTTTTGTAAGGATAAAGCAGTCTACAATGCTATCCTAAACGGTATTCAGATTATTGAGGGGAAAGATAAAGAACATACCGCTGAAGCAATACCGTCCATTTTATCTGAAGCACTTGCAGTTGCATTTGATCAGAATGTTGGACACGACTATGTAGAAGATGGTGAGAACCGATATGAGTTCTACCATAAGAAAGAAGAAAAACTAGAGTTCGATCTTGAGTACTTCAACAAGATTACCAAGGGCGGACTACCACAGAAAACTTTGAACATTGCACTTGCTGGAACAGGTGTTGGTAAATCGTTGTTCATGTGTCACATGGCTGCGTCAACACTTATGCAAGGAAAGAATGTTCTATACATTACTTTGGAGATGGCAGAAGAACGGATTGCAGAAAGAATTGATGCGAATCTAATGAACATTACTATGGATGACTTACACGAGTTGCCCAAGAAGATGTTTACTGATCGCCTCTCCAAAATTCAAACAAAGACCAACGGAAAGTTAATTATCAAAGAATATCCAACTGCATCTGCTCATACTGGACATTTTAGAAGTCTGATAAAAGAACTGGCATTGAAGAAATCATTTAGACCAGACGTTATCTTTATCGACTATCTGAACATCTGTTCATCTTCACGATTTAAGGGGAATGCAAATGTTGGATCATATTTTTATATCAAAGCGATTGCAGAGGAACTTAGGGGCCTTGCAGTTGAAAATAATGTACCAATTATGTCGGCAACACAAACGACTAGAGGTGGATATGCCAATTCAGATGTGGGTTTGGAAGATACATCAGAAAGTTTTGGTTTGCCTGCTACGGCTGACCTCATGTTTGCCCTCATCTCGACAGAAGAACTAGAATCTCTAAACCAGATAATGGTAAAACAGTTGAAAAACCGATATAATGATCCTGGCTCCAACAAAAGATTTGTTGTCGGCATAGACAGGGCGAGAATGAAACTATATGATTGCGAACAGGAAGCACAACATGACATTATTGACAGTGGACAGGAAGATGACACCCCAGCATTTGATAAAACGACTTTCGGATTGGGTCTTGGAAAGAGCAAGACTTATGAGAAATTTGAGGACATCAAAGTATAAAAAACCAAAGTACTTTGTAAATAAAAATGGTATGTGGTGGGAAGTTGTTGAATTTCCTACAAACGACATTATACGCTCCTTTTCTAATAAAAGAGAAGCAGAGATGTTGTCAGAACAAATGACTAAGAACCCACCTTTTGGCGAAAGAACAATACCAAAGTTCTTAAAAGGTAAGAGTATTGACATTTCTGAATAATTGTGTTATTATAAATAGTAATGAAGAAACTATTTGTATGAATGGACACAGTGTAAATGTTAAACTTTTCAGGCTTTCTTGCCGAAGATAAAGGTGGGAAGAATCTACACCTAGAACATATCGAAGATGAAATTCTAAATTTCGGAATTGATGGCGGCCGTGCTTCCATCAATTTTGTTCGTTCTCTTAGAGATATGTTAGCAGGTGCATCTCGTTCATCTGTAAATATGACTGTCAAGTGGGATGGAGCTCCAGCAATCTTTGCTGGTATCGACCCAGAAGATGGTAAGTTCTTTGTTGCAAAGAAATCAGTTTTCAACGTAAATCCAAAACTATACAAATCTTCTTCAGAAGTTGACGCAGACGTTTCTGGTGCATTGAACTCTAAGTTCAAAATTGCACTTGCAGAGTTTTCTAAGTTGGGCATTAAAGGTGTTCTTCAAGGAGACTTGATGTTCACTGACGATGTTGATACCACAACAATTGATGGTAAATCATTTTATACATTTCAACCAAACACAATCGTATATGCAGTTGATGTAAACTCAGACTTGGGTAAACAAATCAAGAATGCAAAGATTGGTGTAGTGTGGCACACCACATATTCTGGAAATGCACTACAAGATATGAAAGCATCATTTGGTGCAAACATCAGTGGATTAAATAAAACATCTACAGTTTGGATGGATGATGCCACTTATAAAGATGTATCTGGTAAAGCTACAATGACTGCCGCAGAAACCGAAAAGGTTACTGCATCACTATCTTCTGCTGGTTCTACATTCAGAACAATTAACTCTGCACTACTTACAAAGTTCCTTACACTACAAAATGGATTCACTGGTAATCTTGCTGGTGCATCTCTAAAAACTTACAACAATAGTAAGGTAAGACAAGGACAAAAGATTACTAATGCAAAGGCTCATGCCACTGGTTATCTGAAGTGGGTTGAAGATGCATTTCAAAAACAAATTGATAAACTCAAGACACCAAAAAATAAAGAGGCACTTGAGGTAAAGAAAAAAGAAACAATCAGAGAACTAAAGAAACACACTACTAATCTTGCAAATATTATCACATTTCAGAATCACATTGTTGATGCAAAGATGGGTATCGTAAGTAAACTAAATACTGTTAAGAGCATTGGAACTTTTATTAAAACTTCTAATGGATTTAAAGTTGTTAATCCAGAAGGATATGTTGCTATTGATAGGGTTTCTGGAAATGCAGTCAAATTAGTAGATAGAATGGAATTTAGTTTTAATAACTTTACTGCGATTAAAAGTTGGGATAAGTAGATGAAGAAGTTTTCAGAAATAAGAGAGGCTCGTGGTGACACTTGTGTATTTACCTTTGGTAGATTCAATCCACCAACGACAGGACATGAAAAACTATTAGACGCTGTTGCGACACAGGCAAAGAAGAACCCTGGCGCACCTTACTATGTGTTTGCTTCTCATTCTGAAAACGCAAAGAAAGACCCATTACCATATGCAAAGAAAGTTGCATATATGAAAAAGATGTTCCCAAAACATTCACGGAACATTGTTGTAGATAAAGCAAGAAATGTGTTTGAGATTGCAGTCTCACTACACAACAAAGGACACAAATCAATCGTAATGGTTGTTGGTTCAGATAGAGTTGCAGAGTTCGATTCTCTATTGAACAAGTATAATGGTGTTGAAGCAAGACATGGATATTATGGTTTTGACAACATCGAAGTAGTCTCTGCTGGTGAGCGTGACCCAGATGCAGAAGGTGTTACTGGAATGTCTGCATCTAAGATGAGAGCAGCTGCTTCTACAAATGATTTTGACCAATTCAAACTTGGACTTCCAAAAGGTTTTAATCAAGGAATGTCACTATTTAAAGATGTTCGTAAGTTTATGGGCATTCGTGAATCATTCAACGGTTTAAACTACGTTATGACTGAAGAAGATGTTATTCGTGATATGTATGTTCGTGGAGAAGTTTTAAACATTGGTGAAGAAGTTACAGATACATATACTGGTGTAACTGGTAAAATTATTCGTAGAGGCACTAACTATCTAACCTTTGCAGAGGAAGATGGAACAACCCATAAGAAGTGGTTGTATGAAATTCAACTTGCAGAAGATTGTTGGGCTGGTTATAAACAAGTTGGTATGAAAAAGAAAAATGGCAAAGACGTACCAAATTGCGTACCAGTTGATGAGAAACAAGACAAAGATATTAAAGACAAGAAGGGTACTCAACCTGCTAAGTATTTTGCAAAAGATGCTGAGGGTGATGAGATGGCAAAGTCTACTAAAGACAAAAGAGATGCACATTTCAGAAAACAGGCCGCAAAGGATGACGATGATCCTAATGCATATAAACCTGCCCCTGGCGATGCAACTGCAAAGACTAAACCATCAAAGTATACAAACAAGATGAAGAAGTTGTTCCCAGATTTATATAAAGAGAGTGCAACAAAGTCATTACAGAAAAAGGCAGATGCTTCTGGTATTTCACTAGGCATTCTGAAGAAGGTTTTTGATAGAGGTGTTGCAGCATGGAAGGGTGGACATCGCCCAGGCACAACTGCTGTTCAATGGGGTCATGCAAGAGTAAACTCATTTATTTCTGGCGGTAAGACAAGAACTACTGCCGATGCAGACTTGTGGAAACAACACAAGGGCAAGTCTGAAGATGTGGAAGAGGCATTTAAAAAAGACAAGAAACTTTCAAATCTAAAAGTTGCAACAGGCAAGAGTGCTGTGTTGGCAAAAGACAGACTAAAAAATATGAATAAAACCCCAAAGACGAGAGTTGCAGCTGAAACTGATATCGAAGAAGATCCTCGTGAAATTGGTACAGATGCATATAGAGAAGTGAGACAACAAATGACGCCAGGACAGGAAGTAAAGAAGTTCTCGTTCAAGGAACATCTGAACTGTGGAACAACAGATTGTTGTAATGAATGTGAGACTTCAAGTCTAATTGAGTCTAACGTATATCGTGTAGGGTCTGAAAAGTATTTTGAGTTTTTCCAAGAGAAGAGAGATGCCTATAATATTGGTGTCTACAATCCAGTAGGTTTTGATAAAGAACTGATGGAAGGTGATCTTGGAAAGTATGATATGTATCAAGGGGAACACGTTCCACTGGACTGCCCTATGATGGTTGAAGAAAAAGATGTAGAACTAAACAAACCAAAAGTTGGTGGGCCAAAGAAGTACTATGTGTACGTCAAAGATCCATCAACAGGTAATGTCAAAAAAGTCACATTCGGCGATACAACTGGACTGAAAGTCAAGTTGAATGACAAGGAAGCAAGAAAGAGTTTTGCTGCTCGTCACGATTGTGAAAATCAAAAGGACAAAACCAAGGCTGGATATTGGAGTTGTAATCTTCCAAGGTATGCCAAACAACTTGGTTTGAGTGGTGGTGGCAATTTCTTCTGGTAAACCATACACCCAATCTTATGATAATGATATGATTATCAGAAGGTTTGATGAGGAAGTTGACAGTAGTGAACTGGTATGGCATAGAGATAAACATACTAGAGAAGTCACTGTTTTAGAAGGAACTGGTTGGCAGTTACAACTTGATAACAAGATACCAGTGGAACTAGAACGAGGTAAAATATACGTTATTCCAGAGATGGAGTATCACAGATTAATAAAAGGAACAGGGAAACTTGTTGTAAAAATATGGGAAGAAAAAAATGACTAGATATAGCTCAACTATAACAGAGGCCCTGCAAGAGATTCGTGAGGGGTTCTCTTCAAAACAAATTAAAATGGCAATTGGTATTGCATCAGATAAAAGATATGCTGGTGGTAATATGACAGGTGCTGTTAATGCAATTGAAAAGATTAAAAAGGGATTGTCTGATCATCCACAGGTTGCAGCAGTTCTAAAAAGACAGAATGAAGATATTCAAGAAGATGGACATACAGATGTTGCGTCTGCGAAGAATCAAGTTAAGGTTGCCATGACTGCATTGCAGAAAATGGAAATGGAACTTGGTAAACTGAATGATGAAGATTCACTACCCTCATGGTGGACAAATAAAGTTGCAATCGCAGTTGATAAAATTGATGGTATGGCAGATTACCTTGATACACAAGTAGAAGGTGTAGAACCTATTCAATGGCCTTCCCAACCACTAGAAGAAAGTGTGACGATTGATGAACTTAAAATGGATGATCCAAAACTGAACAGGGTTTTTGATAAACTAAAAAGAGGCGATACCGTTAAACTAAAAACTAGTTCCACAATCAGTAAAGGCACAGACTTTGTTGATTATGTTGTGAAATCAAAAAACACGGTAAACAAGGGTAGAGTAGAAAAGGTTACTCTTGTTACTAAAGGTAATGAGAAGGCAGTCAAGAAGTTCCTATACAAGAGAGATGGTAAAGTAACATTCGCTATCGGTGATATGGGTGCATCTATTGATGATATCAAAGAAGCCGCACATGAACTTGCAGAGAAATTAAAAGTCTCTGATGGTTTGGGTGCATGGATTACAGATTTCCAAAAATCAGACGCACCACAGTTTGCTGGTAAATCTGACGAAGATAGACAGAAAATGGCAATCGCTGCATTCACAGATGCTGGTGGTAAACTAGATGAGATGGCATATAAGCCTGGTTCATTCAAAGATATTCGTCCACAAGAAAAGGCCGCAAAGGCATTGGACGCACTTATCAAATCTGGTGGACTAGACAAGAGTGATTTCCAAAAGGCAAGAGCAATGTATGTTCAGGCATCTGATATGCAGTCAAGAAAGAAACTTAAAGACTTTATCAGTAATCTAGATACAGAACCATTGGAAGCAATCTTGGATATTATTGGTAGAAATGATCCAGATACTTTCCAAAAAATGTATCCAAACTCAAAGCCTGGCGAGTATCTATCTACAATTGCATACAAACATAGAAATGCAAAGAATGAAGAAACTGAACTGGACGAAAAAGCACCAAAGATGACATATGCTCTTGTTGGAACAGATATGAAAATCTATTCAATGGGCAGTGATGAGAGAGATTTGAGGTTGGATCGCAAAAGTCTTGAAAAGAGATTCAAAGATGTTGCACCACTAAAAATGGCAAGACTTAAAACTGCACAAAGTATTGGTGACAAAGTAGATAAGTCTCAACTCAAAGAAGAAGAAGAACCAAATAAACCAGATTCTGCCAAAGCGGTAGATCAAATGCGAGATGACAAGAAGAAAACTCGTATTGCACAGTTGCAGTTGCAAATCGCAAAGGCAAGTGAAATGATTAACAAACTAAACTCACAGGAGAAACCAGATGCCTAAGTATCTAAAAACCAAAGAAGGTAGTCTTGAAAGTGCAGTACTGGAGGCGGTATCTCCAGCACAACAGGCTGCAATCGCAATTTCTAAAAAAGAAAAGGGTGAGAAACCTAAAAATGAAGAAAAAGTAGAATGTCCTAAATGTAAAGGTGAAGGATGTGACCATTGTGATGGTAAAGGTTATCACACAACTGAAGAACTTACTGCAAAGCAGAAGAAGATCGACATGAACAAGGATGGCAAAATTACTGGTGACGATCTTGCAAAACTAAGAGCAAAGGGCGCCAAGAAAGAAGAAGTGAAAGAAGAACTTTCCCTTGCAGAACTTGCCGCAAAACATATTGCTGATATGTGGAAAGAGGCATCTAAATCTCCTAAGAAGGAAGAAGAAGATCCTAAGAAAAAAGAATCCAAAACTACTATGACTGGCAAACCAATGTCTGGTGTCGAAATTAATCCAAAGTCAAAAGAGGACTAATACATGAAACATCTTGTGGAACTCACAAAAATAGAAGAAGCAGAGCTTCCACAGATTTACTGTGACATGGACATGGTATTATGTGATTTTATCGGCGGTTATCAGAAAATGACTGGCAAAGATTTTGCCACTACTGATAAAGATGAACGCTGGGAAGAAATAAAGTCAAAGAAAGATTTCTGGGCAACACTTGATTGGATGCCTGGAGCTGAGAGAATGTGGAAACTAATTAATAAATATAATGCAAATATTTTATCTGCATACTCAAATAGAGATGCAAACAGTAGGCCAGGAAAGAAAAAGTGGTTATCACGATTTGCTAAACCTACTGGTAGAATTCATCTTGTTGTGAGAGCAGATAAACAGAAATATGCCACAACCAATGGTAAACCTAACATCTTGATTGATGATTATATCAAAAATATCAAGGAGTGGGAAACCAAGGGTGGTATTGGGATTCATCATCTGAGTCCAACACAAACCATCGCTCAATTGAAGAGATATGGATTTAGATAAATAGAAGAGAAATCTTTAATTAAGGAGAAAGACTATGGCTCTATGGGGCGTTTCAACAACAGATGAGTCCAAACCAAAGTGGCTCACTGCTGAACAAAAGAAGACCGTTTTCGCAACGGACAGAGGTTGGGTTCAACTGAATGGCAAAGGACTTGAAGAAGTTATTTGTGCAATCGGTGGACTTGCCGGTACAAGTGCTATTACTGGTATTGGTGCTGCTACAATCACTTCAATGGACTTTGTAACTACATCGTTCAGTGAGGCTGATGGTGGTAACATTGATATTCGTGTAATATTTAACGAGAGAGTAACAGTAGATACTTCTGGTGGTACACCAACTATTACTGTAACAAACGATCAGGCTGGTTCTGGAACTGATGCAACATTCACTGCTGCATATCAGGCTGGTTCATCAACCAACCGTTTGACATTCAGAAAAACATATGCTGCTGCTAATGGTGGTGTTGCAGAGGATGAC